GCAATAGCACCGCCGCCCTCTGTAATCGACCCTGTAAAAGAATCGAACGGGGTGTTGCCCACATCCGCTGAATAGGTTGATGATCCTATTTCTGCTGTCGCTAAAGCTATATCTTTTCCTACAACACCAAACGTAGCAGTGACCATTGCATTCGGAGCTATCGACAGGCTCAATGTATTGAACTCTACTCCGGTATAGCGGTGAAACTCAGGTACAGCAAGGTCAGCGAACTTACGCTCTAAGGTAAATGACCTGCGTGTTGATCCTGATTTTAGGACATTGGCACTCCACGTGCCGCACATGACCGCTTCCAGAATGTCGTCAAACGCCCCGTATTCCAGTTCAGCACTTACATCGCCGCCGACTGTTTTGTTCCCGTGTCTAAAATCCTCGACTTGCCGATCACCACGTAACTTTTCTGACTCAATGGCATCTTTGCTGAGAGCCAAGCTGACCGCTGTGTGCGGGAATGGAGTCCAAGTTGGTGTTGAGGGAGTCGTCCCATAAGTACTCTCTGCGATGTAATGCAGTGAGTGTTGAGCGCCGTTTGCGATAGCCATTTTGCCTTACCTCGCGTCTGTATATGATTGAAAACTAACAGAAACAGGCACAAAGTGATACGCCCCTTCTGTTATCGCCTGTGCTACAGAAACTGATCGAACACGGACGTTAATACTATTATAAGTCATAACAGTACCGCGCTTGAAATGATCTGCCACAGAATCTGGCACTGATGAACGACCCTGCCCTGCTGGGTATACAACATCTATCTGATAAATGCCGTTTGTTTCATCTTTACCATTAGCTCCCAAACCGACCTGCAAGGTTTCCTCTGGAATGAAGTTTGGAGATAAAAAGGTTGCCGCACCTGACGGCTCATAACGAATATTAGGCCACGCAACATCGTAGCCGCCAGAAAAAGTATTCAAGCGATTGTCGAGCGCGGCTTGTATATCGTTGAAATGCGTAGCCATTTACACCGCCCCTTTAATCCGTGCCTTAAACTTTTTCATGTTAATTCGCACTATGCCTGATGGGGCTTGTCTTGAGAATCCGTTGATTGTTTTCCCTGTTGGATTTTGAGGTGGATTTGGATACATCCCAAACTCGATGACTCTTGCATACGGAAGGTTATTAGTCATATAAAATGTTTGGCCTAATTTGAATCTTGCTACGGCTTTCTCTAGTCTGGCTATTGATTGCGCTCCGCTACGATCAGCTTTTTTAGTTTTTTTGGCAATAGGCTGTTTGTTACTGGAGTACCAATTATTTATCAATACACCTTTATCTACTGGCGTTTGACTAATGACATCAACGCCTAATTTTTTTAATGACTTCTTAACTCGTTTTTCGCTTCTGCTAATTAATTTAGCACCGGCGATACCTATTCGTTTCTCAAAACTTTTGCTCATTTTCGCACCTGCAAATTGCAAGCCATAATGATATCTGCCGGTTGTATGTTAGATATTGCAATGATGCGATAAGTTTCGCTATCGAGCGACACTGTATCGCCTATCTCGTAGGTGTGTCCTTGAGCTAATACCCTGCGGTCACCTTGCTCGACATTACCATTGCCGATCTCGGCATCAGTGTAATCAAACACGCAAGCAAATTTTTTGTAAGTCGATGACGTAGTAGCCACCGTGCCTGTGTTTGGGGAATAAGTTCCATCTGTCGTTCGTGTGAACGTCAGCTCTCTACCGAACCGCTGAAGTAACTTTTCAGCACTACTTTCGAGTGAGCCATAATTGAAACTCATACTCTACCTACTTGTCCTGCCGGTCTAACGATGCGATTCATTGCAAACGATAGGGATGGTGTGGAAGTTCTGTTTTCGCTGTTTTCTGCGTACTCGACTTCGATCTCTCCCACACGTTCGCGCAAAGTCTTTCTCGTCTGGTTTTCGAGTTCGCTATTACCATCGAGTTGGACTTTCGTTGCTTCGTACAGGGCGGTTTTGACCTGCGTAGGTATCTCCGTAGCATCGGCGTAATAACCATCAATAAGAGCTTCAGTGCGAGGCCATTGAAGAAGTTGATTCTCATTTGCTTTATTCCCGATGAAAAACTGCCTCTCAAACCAATCCATTGCTCTATAGATTGCGTTTTCTATCTTGGTATCTGTTGAGTATGTGATACCTCGATCATCAGCCCACGATTTATAGTTTGCAATAGTAATGTATGAGTTAGCCCCAGATACAACCGATCCGTCTTCAATGACCAGAGCCATAATTATGCCTCTCTATAACCGCCTGATTTGTAAGCATCGACCATCGATGGATGAACGTCAGCAGTCCGACCGTCCTCATGTACCATCTTAACAATACTCGGTGCTTTTGGAGCCGCTTTCTTTGCGGCTGGCTTTTTAGCAGTAGCCTTTTTAGTTTCTGCCATTTTCGGAATCCTCAGTAAAAACGGGGGCCGAAACCCCCGCTATGCTTTAGCCGATTAAGGTAGCAATGAAGTCAGACTTCCATGCCCTAACACCCCAAGTTGCCGCAACTTCAATCATCGTCTTGCGATAGCCCTTATAGACTCGGACTTCAAAGACCAGACCTGATGTTGGGTCTTGAACTGTCAGCGCATCATCTGCACTGTCACCGCCTGACGGTACTGCTGGAGCGCGAACCGCTAGCTCTAATGCACGGCGATGGAACGCTACGTTCGCTGTGTAGTCGTTACCAACAGTGATCGCATCGTTGTCAGCCTCTGCCGCCACCAGACCAGTTCCACCGATAACGAAAGAACCGCCAGACAGCGCAGTGTTGACAACATACTTATCAGACGTACCTGCAAAAGTGACGATATCACCAGCGAGGATAGTACCTGAACCAGTATCAGTGTTGATCGTGGTATCACCAACAGCAGATGACGCATCGTTCAACAGGTAACCAGTACCAGTTCCCTTGGTGTGCGCTTGCACTTGAGCTGACTCACGAATCGCAAGACCTTGCAGATCAAGTAACACGCCCTGACGGAGCAATGTATCATTACCCGCCTGATTGACAGACTGCAATGAAGCAAGCTGACGCAGGTTAGTTCCAGCGACAGTGTTCAGTACCAGAGATACCTGACCGTCATTTGCTGGCATACCGTTGTCCACGAGAATCTGACGAATCTCTGCAACCTCGTTGAAGTTTGATGCAAACGGTGTAGTACCTGCCGTACCGAACGCACGAGAAGAGTTTTGATATGCGGCTTCTGCCAAATCTTCTTCCATCTCGTTAGTCAGTGTACGCATTGCTTGAGCAATCTGGTCACCGTAAACAGTCTCGTACCCGATACCATTGTTCAGGTGGAGAATATCTTCGCCAGTGTACGGAATCTGTACCGCACGAGCGTTTGTGATGCTCAGTGTCTTGTTGTCAACCGTCTGATCTGTACCCTCTGGGGTAGTCATAGACTCTGTGACGTTGACAGCAGTAGCGGCACGAGTGAATGACGCACGAACTACGTCTCCCTTCGCGGCACGTTCTGAGCCATTGGCGTTGATTGTGGACGCAGGGATGAAGCCTACCAGCTCTCGCCCTACAACATCAGCGGCTTTGTAGATATCTGCCGCGAGATCAGTTAATACGTTAGCCATGTGGCCTCTCCTTAATTGTCAAAAATTTTGCCGCCATCTTTCAGGAACTTTGCACGATCAGCGTGTAGCATTCCTTCAAATTCAGAACGACTCATTTCCTTAAAGCCCACATCAGCCCTGCCTTGTGAACGAGTGGCCCCGCCACCAGTTGCTTGGATACCATCAACCAAAAACGGAAAATCCGTCTTTACCGATCCCACCAAGTCGTCAATGCTACTGACAGTCAATTGACCTGAATCATCAGTAACACGAATCTCTCCTTCCATAAGCGTAAGTCTTTGACTTAGCTTCTCTTCCAACAATTTTGCCTTCGCTACATCTTTTGTCAACGAGTTAGCTAATTTAGTCGCTTCAGACTTTACTTGCTGTCTGATAGCGTGTTGGTTCATTTCTTCGATTTTTTTCCGTAAGCCATCCGCTTCTTGCCTTTGACTTTCATAGAGTTCTTGATATTGCCCGTTTTCTTGAGCATACCTTTCTTTTTCAGCTCTTGCCTTGGCATCTAACTCTTCCTTCGCTCGTTGTGCGGCCTTTTTTTCGGCCAGCAGTTCATCGTTCTTTGCCTTGAGTCCTGCGACTTCTTCAGCAACCTTCTCTTCCAGCGTTTTGTCCAAAGTCTCTTTGAACTTCTCCGCTAACTGCTGTTTTACAGCATCATCTAACTCAGTTTCGTTTAGAAATTCCATGCGTCACCTCTAGCGTTGCACGATCAGCCTCTGGCTGTAGTTACAATTTTAACCTATTAAATACTTCAGGTTCGACTTTTCTTAACTCATCGAGCGTTAAAGTTTTACCTTGACGATCAACAAATTTAGAAATGGGTAGCTTACCTCTGCGAAATAACGCTCCGCGAGATTTGCCTAATACTTCATCCTGAAAGGATGCTGGCTGTCGTTTCAGCCATGATTGATACGTAGTTGTCTGACGCACTTTGGTTTTACCTTTCGCGCCTTCTGCAATTCGTTGCACCTTCTTTTCGCGCCTTTGCTCAAACTGAGCTTTAACTACTGGCGTAATAGTTGACCTGCACGAGAAATGCGCTGGCGGCTTCGGTGACTTTTCTGGGTCATCAGAGAATGGATAAACCGTACCATCTCGACTTGCACAGATTAATGACGTTCGTGAGTCCAGAACAGCTACCCACTCATACCCATCAAACAATGATTCATTTTGCCGCATCATCAAGTCTCTGGACTGCACTGAAGTATGGTTTGTAATCGTGCGTATCAGAGTGCCGACTTGCTTCTTCTGCAATCCAGAAACTCGCTGTACCCGTGTCTTGATTTGCTCATTCCTTTCCCTAAGAGTAACTCCATCTGTTACATTCTGAACGATCTGCGAAACCTTGATCTGCCTGAATCGATCAATTAGGTTGCGTATATTTCCTGACAGGCCACCAAACAAGCCACCGGCAAAGATCGCAAGCTGTGCATCCAGATCAGACGGACTAATAATATTTTCTTCTATGAACCGTGCAAAGGTTGACCCGTTCCATTCTGTCTCTTGATCTAAGAAACTGGACAAATCTTCGACAATTTTCTCTCCGAGATCGCTATATGTGTCGTTTGCAAACTCAGTGACCTCATCATAGAACTGACGCAGTCGCATCATGTCCATTGTGGATAGCTCATCTTTCTCTAGCTCTCGATCGATCATCTCTTGGATGCGGGTGACATACTCGCTGGCTTCTTGCTCACGCCCAGACGAGTACCGTAGAACGTAAATTTGATGCCTTGTTATGGCATCCTGTATCTCTTCAGAAAGCGCCATCGATTACCATTTCACTTTATCAGCCCAGTAAGCGGCGGACATTTTGCCTTTCGCGATATTTTTTGCGTGACGAGCCTTGAATGAGGCGCGTTTCTTTTTCATACGGTCTGACTCACCGGCCTTGGGCTTCCCTGCCGTTTTAGCTCCTTGCTCGCCAAATCGGATTGTTTTTATTTTGTCACCGACCTTGGCTACAACAACGTGAGATTTCTTCGGATGACTAGGGGTTCTCTTTGGTTTGTTAAATCCAGATACCCCCGCACGAGCAAGCCTTGGGTCTTTCTTAGCCACGGGTTGCCCTCCTTACTGCTTTTCTTTCTGCGGGGGTGTACTTGGCTCGTTGCTTTCCTGCTTTGGTAGCTTTGTTTTTGGCTTTACTTCCTGCGGCTTTTTGACCGGACGATAATGATTTCCGTGCCGCCTTCGGTAGATAGCGAGACTTGCCTTCCTTGCCAGCGTATCCCCAATCCTCTTTAGACCACTTAGACAGTTTATTTTTGGATGATTTTGCTCCTTCATACTTGCCACCCTTTTCCTTGTATATTTTGGTAGCTAGTTGCATGGCTCGTGCGGAGTGCTTGCCACCCATCTTCGCTTTGGCTTGAGCCTTTGCCTTTTCCCAGAGTTTCGGATTCGTTTTTTTGGCTGTCGCCATATTACTTACCTCTCATCTATTGGGTTCGCCATCCCTGATTCGTCTCTCACATCATCCAAAGATCGTTCAGGATTCACAAGCCCACCTGATTTCAACCGATCAAAAATATCTTTTTCTGCGATAATATCTCTATCGAGTAGAGTAACCATCGACATCAGCATCTGAGGATCAACGTCTCTGTCGTAGAACTCACGATTGACGATAAATCTGGAGTCTCCTACGTCAACGCCCATAAAATCGCCAACCCATCCAATACACTTTGTTAGCGCATCTGATAGATTACCTACGACATCGCCTAGCACAGAGTTTTCACTTGCAAACCGGATACGTGCCGCTTCTGCTGTTTCACGATCAGCTCTATCTGTAATGATCCTTGCTCCAATGGCAACCATCTGTTGCTCTTTAGCTTCCATCGCCCTCATCACAAGCTGATTCTCATTAGCTTGGAGGAGCGTAGCTGAACCTGTTTCACCCAAAACATGACCGGCAC